AGGTTATGAGTGAAGCCAAAGCACAGGCAAAAGCATTAAAGGAAGGTTTTTTAAAAACAATCGGGGAGCAATACAACGTTATTGACCCGACAGAATTCCCTGTTGCCGAACAAATGCTTATATTTTACGGTAAACAATTCAACGACGAAATACAAAAGAACCTTGCAAAAAGCGGTTCAATTGCTTCAGGCAAAATTGGCGACTTAGTTGTACCAAAGGTCAACAAATTTGGCAATGATTACGAAATGTGGTTGGGTTACGATAAGGATAACCCGGCTTCAGTTTATTATAAGTACGTCAATAAGGGGGTACGTGGTGCGGGTGGCGAAAATGCAAAACCAAAAAAGGTTGCTTCAGATTCCCCTTATCAATATAAGACGCCATTCCCAAATAAAAAAATGGCAACGTCAATATTGCAATGGTACAGATTAGGGAAGGCAAAGACGACAAATGAAACACAGACAAAGAAACTAAGCAAGACGCAAAGGAAAAGCAAAAAGCTTAAACAGGCAGTAAATAAAGCGACTTCATTAAAAACATTGGCTTACGCAACCGCTTCAGCAATAAAAAGGGACGGTTTACGTACGACTTCGTATTTTGACAACGCAATTAAGACTGTTTTCAATAAGGAATTCTTTACAACAATGGCAGAAGCTTTTGGCGGCGATGTTCAATTACAAATTAGACAAATTGGCAATAAAATAGAATCAAGTAATGGCAATAACAATAAATAGTCAACCGGCTACGTTTCCGAGTATGCACGAAGACCTTTGGTTTGTGGCTTCTTCAACAAATGTTGGGGTTACAAACTTTAAATTCGTATATGATATTTACATAAATGGCGCACAGGTAAGCCGAAATAAGGTATTCCCTTCGCCGTCGGCTGAAGGAAGTTACGGCGTATTTAATGCGTCCCCAATGGTGCGCGCATACGTGACAAACTATTTTGAACCTTCAGGAAGTACCGTTTTAATGGCTTCAAATGATAAAATAAAGGTTGATTATCAACTTCGTATTGGCGAAGAAGTAAGCGGCGCGGTTATTCCTAATTTGGCTTCAGGTTCTTATTCAGCTTACAATTATTACGCACCTTTATTTAGCGACATATTTACGGAAAACGGCGAAGTACCTTTGGTATTATCCAATTACTATGATAATTTACTTATTGAGAATTACACGGACGATTGGTTAAGCGACCGCGACAATTCAGATATTACGATTGAATACGGCGACCAATTTTTTATTACATTCTTAAAGATTACCGGCGGCGCTTATAAACTTTTGGTTCAACCTACAAACGAAGACGGAACTTTTGGAACTGCGGTAAGCGGTAATATTACAATGACAGGACAATTCAACCTGTTTAATTTTCAGGCTGCGGCGATTAATGCGTGGGCGGGGTCAGATATTATTACGCAAAATACCTACGGGTACAAAGTTTATATTACGTTAGGCGCTGCGGTTACAAGGGTATTGAATTTCAGACACGTTTGCAATCCTAAATATAGACAATACAACCTTCATTTCCTTAACAGATTGGGCGGATATGATTCAATGGCGTTTAGATTGGTAAACAAGCGACGCAGCGAATTTAACCGTGCTTCATATAGACGTAACCCGTACCAATTGTCAGGCGGTCAAATGAAAAATATTGATGCTTACAACAAATACAACGAAACGACATACAACTTCGCAATTCAGCATACTGACTATTATATGTTAACAAGCGATTGGGTAAATGAACAGGATTATGCTTGGTTGGCGCAATTAATGGCGTCCCCGATTGTTTATATGGAAGTTCAAGGTGCGTATTTCCCGGTTACAATTAGAAACACGAATTACCAATACAAATACAAGGTTTCGGACGGCTTATTTAATTTTGATTTAGAAGTTGAAGTTGGTAAATATTTAAACAGTCAATACAGATAATGATTAGAACCGAAATTTATATTGAAGACAACGCAATTGACTTATTGAAGGACATTGGAACGGATTTCACGTACACGATTGACGACGTGCGCGATTTTGGAAGCCGTAATACGTCCTTTAGCCGTACAATATCAATTCCTGCAACTGCAAAGAATAACCAAATATTGGGTTTTGCTTTTGATTTAGGAATGGCGCACGAACATAATATGGATTTACCGAACGTTGCGACAAACTTTACGCCGTCACAGGCTGCGAAGTGCGAAGTCTATATTGATAAAATACAGATATTTAAAGGCGTTATCAGAATCCTTGAAATAGTAATGAATAAAGGTATCATTGAATACCAATGCGCGGTTTTCGGGGAATTGTCAGGGTTTATTACCGAATTGGGAAATAAACGCCTTGAAGACCTTGATTTTAGCGAATACAACCATACGTGGAATGTAACTGCAATACAGAACAGTTGGAATACAATAAACGGTTCAGGTTATTATTATCCATTGATTGATTACGGCGACGTTTCAACCAATAAGGACGATTTCCACGTTTCAACATTTAGACCGGCATTATTTGTAAAGGAATATATTGAAAAAATATTTGAAGGTACTTCGTACAGTTTGAATTGCGACTTTTTTAATACAGACTTTTTTAAAAAGCTTATTATCCCAAACAATAGTCAGGGAATTCAGGGTACGAATGACAGGTTTATTTTAGGCACGATTAGTGCAACCAAAACAATATTAAACAGTAATACACCAACGGCGCGAAATGCAAATTTGTCTTTTGATTCTACGACTTTACTTAATTTCACAGAAAATGCAGGAAAAAGTATTTTTACTTATACTGACGGTACAAAGACAGTTAATGCATTGGCTTCAATAACGGGTATTTATCAAACAGACGCCGCTTCTTCAATTACTGCGACTTTATATGTTGCAGGTGTTGCAGTTCAAACATTGACACAAAATACGTTTTCAGCAAATAACCCTTTTACTTTCAATTTTGATTGGACAGGCGCAATTGCCAATACGAATCAGGTGCGTATTGAATTAAGCGTTCCGGTTACGGCAAATACTTATATTGTAAACGTTTCAAGTGCAAACTTTACATTTACTCAATTGGCTGCGCAGTTGACAACAGTTGCTTACAATGGTACTGTTTCAATAAATAACAACTTACCAAAAGGGATATTTCAAAAAGACTTCTTTTTATCAGTTTGTAAAATGTTCAATTTGTACGTTTATCAGGATAATATAAACGACAAACAAATAAATATTGCACCTTATATTGACTTTTATTCGGATGCGGTTACAAATTCTTTGGATTGGTCACAAAAGATTGATACGGCTTCAACAATGTCAATTAAACCAATGTCACAGTTGAATGCGCGTTATTATGCGTATAAATATACACCCGATACGGATTACTTCAATGATAACTATTTAAAGAAGTACGGTCAATCATACGGGGATTTTATTTATGATTCTGAATTTGATTTTGTAAAAGATACGGCTTCAACGCAAATTATTTTTGCGCCAACTGTTATCGTTTTGCATTCAGGACAAGACAAATACCATAGTTCAATTTACAAATTGTCAAATAACAATACAACTGAAGACCCTATGGATTCGGTAATTCGTATTTTAATGGCAAAGAAGTTGACTGCGGGTACAAAATGGAAAATAAAAGATGACGGCGGCGGTACATTGGCGGATATTAACGATTACGGATATGCAGGACACTTAGACGACCCGACCAACCCGACTGTTGACTTAAATTTTGGCGCACCAAAGGAATTACAATTTCCTGCGTCTATTTACCCGACAAACAACTTATTCAATACGTACAATAAACCGTACATTTTGGAAATTACAGATATGGAATCAAAGTTGTTGACTTGTCGCGTTTATTTAACGGCGGTTGACATATACAATTTGGATTTCAGCAAATATATTTGGATTAACGGCGTATTGTTTAGATTAAACCGTATTGATTCATACGACCCGACAGATTACAGGACAACCCTTGTAAATTTATTAAAAGTAATAAACACTAATTAATGGCAGAAGAAATTATTGGTATAAAGGTCACGACAGACACCGCGCAGGCGACACAGGACGTTCAAAAATTAGACAAGGCGTTTGAGGACACAGACAAGTCGGTTAAAAGTTTAAGAACCCAACTAAAGGAAGCACAGGCAGAAGTTGGTTTAATGGCTGACAAGTTCGGTGCAACTTCAAAAGAGGCTATTAATGCGGCTAAACGTGCGGCGGATTTAAAAGACCGTATTGGCGACGCTAAGGCGTTGACAGATGCGTTTAACCCGGATGCAAAGTTTAAGGCGGTTGCTTCTTCATTGGCAGGGGTTGCCGGCGGATTTAGTGCGCTTCAGGGTGCAATGGCATTGTTTGGAAATGAGAATAAAGACGTTGAAAAGGCATTATTAAAGGTAAATGCTGCAATGGCTTTGTCACAGGGATTGCAAGCGGTTGGCGAAAGCGTGGATTCATTCAAACAATTGGGTGCGGTTATTAAAAGTACAACAACGTTTCAGGAATTAAATAACGCTGCAACTAAAACGGCGGCTGCGGTTCAAAAGGCGTTTGGTGTATCGGTTGAAACTACTTCAACAGGATTTAAGGTTTTAAAAGGTGCAATTGTTGCGACCGGTATTGGTGCTTTGGTTGTTTTATTAGGCGAAGTAATAAATAACTTTGATGCCATTTCAAAGTGGATTAAAAGCAGTCCTTTAGGCGCTTTGGCAAATGGTGTTGGAAAATTGGTTGAACAATTTACAGACTTTATTGGGGTTACAAGTGAGGCGGAACGTAATTTGGAAAAATTATCGGGTGCAAATAAGCGCGCAAACGAAGATATTGAAAACCGTATTAAAGTATTAAAGGCGCAAGGCGGTTCTGAAAAGGAAATTTACGAATTAGGTAAACAAAGGGTTGAAAATGAACTTTCAACTTTACGTGAAAGCTTAAAAACTAAAGGTCAATTAACAGAAGAAGAAGCAAAGCAATTCAGAAGTTTAAAAACTGAACAATTGGTTTTGACGGCTGACTATAATAAAAAAGTTTCAGACGATAATGCAAAAGCGGCTGAAGAAGCTAAAAAGAAACGCGACGAAGCGAATAAACAAGCCATTGAAGATAAAAAGACGGCGGATAAAATGCTTTTGGATTTACAGAATGAAAAGGCATTGGCTGAAATTACTTCTGAAGACGACAAAGCAAAGAAACAGGCTGAAATAAATAAGAATGCACGTATTGCTGAAATTGACGCTTTGAAGGTTGACACAAAGACAAAGAATGAATTAAAGAAAGCAACAGAAGAAGCTTATCAATTAGAAGTAAAAGACATTGACGATAAGATAAAAGAAAAGCGCGCTGAAAACGATAAGAAGTTTGAAGAAGAATTACAAACTGCATTATCAGAAGCACGAATTGCTAAATTCAAGGAAGGCAAAGAAAAAGAAGTTGCTGCATTGGACGAAGCTTTAGTTGCTGACACAAAGAAGGTACTTGACAACGCGGATTATACAGAAGAACAGAAAGGTTTATTAATTGCTGCATTACGTGAAAAATACGGTGCTGAAGTTGCCGAAATTGACACTAAATATGAAAAAGAAGCAAACGATAAAGAAAAAGCACGTTTAGATTCTATTGTAAATAATGAAACACTTTCATATTCAGCAAGGAAAAAAGGTGTTGACGACGCTTTGGCATTAAATAAAAAATTATATTCTGAAGGTAAAATTTCAGAAGAAGATTATACTAAAAATTCAAAAACTTTAGCAGACGCACGTATTGAAATTGGTAAAAAAGAACTTGCAGCGCGAGAAGATACGGCGGGCAAAATTTCATCAACATTTAAGAACGTTGCGAAGGCTATTGGCGAACAAACTGTTGCAGGTAAGGCGGCGGCGGTTGCTGCGGCTACAATTGACACATATTTGTCAGCTACTTCAGCATTTAGGGCATTGGCAGGTATTCCAATAGTCGGTCCGGTTTTGGGTGCGGTTGCTGCGGCTGCAGCGATTGTTGCAGGTTTAAAGAATGTTAAAAGCATATTAGCGGTACAAACGCCGTCCGTTCCGGGCGGTTCAGCGTCGCCGGGATATGTTGACATTCCTTCGCCGGGCGCACCTGCAACAGGTGGCGGTGGCGGTTCAATGCCTTCTTTAGGTGGTGGCGGAACGCCTGACTTAGGTGGCGGCGGCGGTGGTGGCGGTGCAACAGGTGGCGGTGGTGGCGGTTCAGTTCGCGCATACGTTGTTGAACGTGACATTTCAGATGCACAAAGACGTGAAGAAGAAATACAGAACAGGGCAACATTTGAATAAACGATAAATATTAAAAATTAAACTATTTAGTACTATGAATACAGATTTACCAATTTTTATGTTGGATATTACAGAAGACATAAACGACGACGCACAGGTTGACTTTATTGCATTGGTTGACCGTCCGGCAATTCAAAAGAATTGGAATGCATTTAATAAAACACAAAAATTTGAAATTGCAAATGAAGACCGCCGCATTATTAGTGGTGCTATTATGTTGGCTGACACTCCTATTTTTCGCAGCGATAGCACATACGGCGATTATTATGTTGCTTTTAGTAAAGATACTATTCTTAAAATTGTACAGAAGTTTTTTAAGAAGGGTTTCCAAAGTAACGTCAATTTAATGCACGATTCAAGTGCGCAATTTGAAGGCGTTACATTATTTGAAAGCTTTATTTCAGACCCTTCGCGTGGCATTATGCCAATGAAAGGATTTGAAGACGCACCGGTTGGAAGTTGGTTCGGGTCAATGATTGTTGACAACGAAGAAGCGTGGTTAAAGGTTAAAAATGGCGAAATTGCCGGCTTTAGCGTTGAAGGTTTATTTAACTACAAACCAAAGGAAGTGAATAAGGTTGCTTCAATGGTTGAGGAAATTCAAAAAATATTGTCACAGGTTAAGTGATAAACATTTTATTTTTTAACTATATAATAAAAAAAGTATGAACGCACAGGAAGCGATTTTAAAGATTAAGGCATTGTTTGAAGACAATGTTGCGCCTGTTGAAGTTGAAGCAGAAGTTGCACCAATGGTTGAAGAAACTAAGGTGGAAATGGCTGAATATTCTTTAATGGACGGTACTAAAGTTGAAATTTCAGCTTTGGAAATTGGCGGTTCAGTTACATTGGCAGACGGTACAACCGCACCAATGGGCGAACACGAATTAATGGACGGTACTCAAATTACTTTAGATGAAAACGGTATTATTATCGCGATTGAATCAAAAGTTGAAGAAGTTGTACCTGAAGCTGAAACAGAAGTTGAAGCTTCAAAAGAAGAAGACAAAAAAATGGCTGAAATGGCTGAACAATTTGAAGCAAAATTTGCTGAATTGGTTGAGGCTAAAGAAGCGGCTGAATTAAGAGTTTTGGAATTAGAAAATAAAGTTAAGCAAGGATTTGCACAGGTAGCCGAAATAATTGAGGCACTTTCAAATACGCCAAGCGCAGACCCAATTCAAAAGCCAAACGGATTTTCTGAATTTGTATCTAACAAAGATATTAAAGAAGAAAGATTGAGCAAATATAGACAAGCATTATTAAACAATTAAAATTAGATAACAATGGGATTTAATGTATCAGCATTGGCAAACTATACAGAACAAAACGCAGCACTTTTAGTGACTTCTTCTGTATTAGGTGCAAAAACTGCGTCTTTAATTAAAAGCGCAGGTAACGTTATGGTAGGCGTAAAGTCTTCTGAAACGATTAATATTATGGACACAGACGCAATATTTCAAAGCGGCGGAAGCTGCGGATTTACTGCTTCAGGTTCAACTACTTTCACTCAAAGAACTGTGACTGTTGGTAAAATCAAAGTAAACGAAGCTTTATGTCCTAAAGACCTTGAAGCAAAGTATTTACAAAAGGCATTACCTACCGGTTCAATCTATGATTCAATTCCTTTTGAGCAAGAATTTGCAGACAAAAAAGCAAAGACTATCGCTGCTCAATTAGAAACTTCATTATGGCAAGGCGACACAGATTCAGTAAACGTTAACTTAAACAAGTTTGACGGTTTAGTGAAATTGATTGGCGCTGCTTCAGGTGTTGTTGCTGCTAACGCTTCAACTTACATTTCAGGCGCACCTTTGAGTTCTATTACTGCTGCAAACGTAATTAGCATTTTTGACGGCGTTTACGCTGCAATCCCTGCTAAAGTTGTTGCTGCGGATGATATGACAATTTTCTGTGGTCAAGATTTGTTTAGAACTTACACAATTGCTTTAAAGAACGCAAACAGTTTCCATTATTCAGTTGATGCTAAGGCAGACGGCGAATTCGTTTTACCGGGTACAATGATTAAGGTAATTGCAGTTGCAGGTTTAAACGGTACAAACAAAGTTTACGCTACACGTTTAAGCAACTTGTTTATTGGTACAGACTTATTGAACGAAGAAGAAAAGTTTGAAATTTTCTACGCTAAAGAAGCTGACCAAGTACGTTTCGTTTCTGAATTTAAAATGGGTGTGAATTTCGCATTCCCTGACGAAATGGTTAAGTTCGTATTGGCATAATATTCGGGGGGTGCAATATCCCCCCTTTTTTTAAAAAATTAAATTATTCAAAATGGCGTGTGCATTAACACAGGGATATACTTTAGATTGTCGCGATAGTTTAGGCGGAATCGTTGAAGTTTACTTTACTGAAGCTGCTAACGTTACTACAACAACTGAAGCAAGTGGTGTAATTACTGCTTTGACTAAAGCTGCGGGAAAACGTTTTTGGAAATATGCTTTGGTAAAAGATACTTCAATGTTCAATCAAACAATGAATGCGTCCGTTGCAAACGGTACTGTATTCTATGCGCAAGAACTTCAGATTATCCTTAACAAATTACAGACCAATACAAGAAACGAATTGTTGTTATTGGCTCAAAATTCTTTAGTTGCGGTTGCAAAAGATAGCAACGGAATTTATTGGTATTTAGGAAAAACACGTGGTATTGATATGACTGCAAATGCAGCTTCAACCGGTACTGCGCAAGGTGACAGAAGTGGTTTCACTTTAACTTTCACAGGTTCAGAACCTGCTTTAGCGCCAAGTGTAACTTCAGTTGTTGCTTTAGCTTTAGAAACACCGGGTTCTTAACAACTTTGTTTTTCATAGGTTTATAGGTTTGCCGCCGTTCGTTAATTCGTTCGGCGGTTTTTTTATGTAAAAAAGTAAAGCCAAAACTTTACATTTATTCGTACGATAATGTGTTATAAAACGCACAAATTGGTACTATTTGTCCCCTATATGCAACAAATTGCATTTCCTGCTATATATACGTATATGATTAGGTTAACAAAGGGTGCAACCCAAAGCATAATTTTAACACTAACTGAAAAACAGTTATTAACGAACCCAAATTACTTGTTTGTTTTCACGAATAGAAGTGCAAACACGGAAATTAAGTTTGTTTTGTTAAATGCTGCGGATATTAGCCAATACAAAGACCGTTACAATGAATTTAGTATTGTGACGAATACCAACTTTGGAACTGCGTTAAATGGTCAATATGATTACCAAATTTACGAGCAAACAAGTACAAGCAACACCAACCCGACCGGCTTAAATATGGTTGAATCAGGGATAATGGAATTGGTTGGAACGCCTTTTGAATTTACGGAATACCAAACAACAGACACTTATAAAATAAGACAATAATGGATTTACGAGTATTAACATTTGCAGAAGCACGTCAGCCTGAATTCAAAGAAAAGAAGGGTGAAGGTTATATTCAGTACGGCGACCGCAATGATTACCCTAATTATTTGGTTGACCTATTTAATAAGTCGGCTAAACATAACGCCATTGTCAAAAGCAAGGTGCATTATATTTCCGCAAATGGTTGGAAGGGAAGTCCTGAAGCTGAAACTTTTATTGAAAAGGTTAACAGAATGGAATCTTTGGACGAACTTACAAGGAAGGTCAGTTTGGACACAGAATTATTTGGCGGATATTATTTGGAAATTATTTGGTCAGTAACTAAACAATTGGCTGAAATTTGGCATTTGGATTATACAAAAGTTCGTACAAATAAAGACAATACGCAGTTTTGGTACAAGGAAAATTGGGGTGACAGAAACGAAAAACAAACTGTTTACGCTGCTTTTAACCCTGCAAACCCTTACGGCAAACAAATACTATATGTTAAGGAATATCGCCCAAATATGGGTATTTATAGTTTACCGGGTTACTTTGGCGCGTTAAATTACATTGAATCAGACATTGAAATATCTAAACACGTATTAGGTAACGCACAGACAGGATTCAGCGCAAGTAAATTAATTACTTTGCCAAATGGCGAACCTTCAGACGAAGAAAAGCGCAATATTGAAAAGCGTTTTTCAAATAGATTTAGCGGTTCAGACGGTAAAAAGTTTATATTGGCATTCGTTAACGATAGCGCACGAAAACCAATTATTGACGATTTAGGTGCTTCAGATATTACAAAAGAAGACTTTAACCGTGTGGATTCATTGATTCAAACGAATATATTTTGCGGTCACCAAATTACAACGCCTTCAATCTTTGGTATTGCTGAAGCGGGTAAATTAGGTTCACGTTCTGAAATGCGCGACGGTTACGAAATATTTAAAAATACTTACGTTAATAGTAAGCAAATGCACCTTGAAGGGGTGTTTAATATGTTAGCTAAATTTAGAGGAATTGAAAACCCTGAATTATGCATTATCCCAACTGAACCAATTGGCTTTGAATTTACAGAAAACTTATTGAAGGATATTGCACCAAAAGAATGGTTACTTGAAAAGGCGGGTATTGATATGACTAAATATCAAGCACCTGAAGACACAGTTCCGGTTGTGCAGTCAGCGCAATTTGCAGACGATTTCAGCGCCTTTTACGAGTTTGGCGAAGCGAAGGACGGTTTCAATGTTTGGAAGCAAAAAACACGTTTTAACGACGATTCAGAATATCAAATGTTTGCAGACGTTAGCCAATTACAGGCAAACGTATTGGATTTAATGGCAAAGGACAAAAGAATAACGCCTGAAGTATTAGCTGAAACACTTGACCAAAATGTTGACACAATCAATCAAGTAATTAAAACATTGGTTGAAAATGGATACGTTCAGGTTAACGAATATGCAATTGGTGAAGGTATTGACGAAAACATAATTATTGAACATACGCTTACGCAGCCATTGAACGAAATATTGGTTAAGGTTCAACCGACAACAAAGGAATTATTAATTCGTTATTCTTACGAATGGAAGCAAGGATTTAATAATACAGATAAAAAGACAAGCCGCCCGTTCTGTGTTGCTTTATTGGACGCGGGTAAAATGTATTCACGTTCTGAAATTGAGCAAATAAGCGCACGTTTAGGATATTCCGTTTGGGATAGGAAAGGCGGTTGGTACACAGTACCGGGAACAGATAAGCACGAACCAAGTTGTCGCCACCAATGGGTTTCAAACATAGTAACACGAAAATAAAATGAGCAAAAACACATTATTTATATCAGTACAGTCAATAAAGGACAGAACCGGATTACACGCGAACGTGGACGAAAAATTGGTTTTACCTGAAATTAAGACCGCGCAAGATATGTATATTTTACCTGCTTTAGGTTCAGCGCTTTATGCAGAATTACAAAACGCAGTTGAAGCCAATTCTTTTACAAATTTGCAAACGACTTTATTGGACGATTACATTGTGGATTGTTTAATTTATTTTGTAATGGCTGAATTGCCGCAAGGTTTATCATATCAGTTTTACAATAAGGGTTTAATTAGAAAAACAGGCGAAAATCAGGAATCCCCTTCAATGCAGGATATGATTGACATTGCCAACAGGTATCAGGCACGTGCGGAATTCTACAAACAAAGGTTAATTAAATACCTAAAGCAAAACAACGCTTTATACCCTAATTATTTAAACTTTGGTTCAGGCATTGATTCAATCAAACCTGACAATGAAGGTTACACGGTTTCAATGTGGTTGGGTGACAATGGTTGTTGTGGTGACGGTTGGGACGGACAAAGTAAAAAGACCTTTGAAGAACGTTATCAGGGTAATATCGGTTGTTGCTAAAATATGAGTAAACAAGTAAACATTAAAAACCAAAATAAGCTTAAAGTTTATTTGGCAAAAGAAAAAAAGAATGACATTAAACCAAATAGTCAAAGAACTGACAACGATAGGAAACGCCCACGAACAAATTAATTTTGTTTATTTCGGTGACGTTTGGGAACGTTTAAGTAACGGCGAAGTAACTTATCCTGCAATGTTTATGACCTTAACCGGTGCGAATGTTGCTGCAAAGGAAATTAGTTATTCGTTCAGTCTTTATTTTATGGACAGAATGTTAATGGAAGAAACAAACGAAACAGAAGTTTTATCAGATATGACACAGGTTGCAGGTGACATTGTTGCACAATTGCGTTTTCCAACAGATTATTCAATTGTGACGTGGACATTGAACCAAAATTTACCTGTGACATTTTATACAGAAAGCGACCCGGATTTATTAGCGGGTGTAAAATTAGACGCAATTTTAACCGTGCCATTTATTAACAACAGGTGTGAAGTACCTTCAAATTATACTTATTAATGGAATCAAAGAAAATTAATCAATTAGCGACAGAACTTGCGCCGGTATTATCAGATTTGACAATTATTGGTGACCCGACAACAGGAATAAGTAAAAAAATTACGCTTTCACAAATGGCGTCTTTGTTTACGGGTACAGTTGAAGAATATCCAAACCTTGCTTCATTTCCTTTGGTTGGGACGGCTGACACTATTTACATTGCTTTAGATACAAACGTTTTATACCGTTGGAATACCGGAACAAATGCTTACGTTGAATTATCGCCAAACATTATCAATTCATTGGTATTTAATGACGCAAATGGATTTGACGGAACAATTGCTTTGGTTGGTTCAGTTGCAACGCTTACAATCACGACTGCATTAACAACAGGTTCAGTTGGTTTTATTGGTGCTTCAGGTGCTTTATTACAAGACAACGCAAACTTCTTTTGGGACGATACGAACAACAGATTGGGTATTGGTACAAATGCGCCAACAACTGCAATTGATATTTTTGGGTCAGGCATTATTACGCGCGTAAACGGTACTTCAACAAATAACGCGTTTATTGGTTTTGCAAGCGCAGGGACAAACAAATGGTCAGTTGGTAACGTTCAGTCAGACCATAGATTTAGAATTTATAATGAAGCGACAACAAGCGAATTAGTTTCAATTTTATCAACAGGCGAATTTGGTATTGGCATTGCAAATCCAACAACAAAATTTCATATTGACGGCGGTTCAACTGCATTGATTGCGAATTTAGACGCTGATGTTTCTATTGCAAAAAGTGTTTCGTTTCGTTCAGACAATAATAACAGATTTAATATTGAAGTTTCAGGGACAGAATCAGGTTCAAATGCAGGTGCAAACTTTTTTATTAGACGATATTCAGATGCAGGTGCATTACTTTCAACACCTTTAACAATTACACGGTCAACAGGTGCAATTGCTTTAACAGGTGCTTTAAGTGGCACAACTGCAAGTTTTACAGGTTTAATTAGAACTGATTTAGGCGCAGCCGGAACTTCAGGAACTTTTACAGGTACAGGTTCAAATTTTCAAATTAACCACGACGGTTCAAGTGCAATTACTTTAATTAATTCAGGCGGCGGCGGTTATGTTTTTAAAGCAGGGGATTTAACAACAACAATATTTAGTTTATCAAATGCAGGTGCAGTAGTTACAACTTCAATAACAACAAGCGCTTATTCTTATTTATATGGTTTAAGAATAAGTGGAAATGATACTACAAATACAATTTATTCGGGTGCTGCAAATATGGGTATTACCGCAGATAGTGGATATAATATTTTTATTGGTCAAGTTGGTACTACAACAACAGGTTTAAGAATAAATACAACAAATGGTGTTGCTACATTCTCAAATAGTATAGGAGTAGGAAATTCAGCAGATTTAAGTCAAAAACTTGTTGTTAATCAAGGTGCTACTGCATTTAATCAAGGTATTCCATCAACAACAGGTACAACACAAAATGGCATTTTTAGATTAAGACCATCAACATCGTTATATGGTGAAACTTTTGATTTTGGAATGAATGTATCGGCATCCCCATATGCTTGGATTCAAGCTACAAATGCAGGTGGATTAAATGTAAATTATCCATTAATATTAAACCCAAATGGGGGGAATGTTGGAATAAATACTTCTTCGCCTGACGTTGCTTTATTAGTTGGTAACACTTCAACATTAACTGCAACTGCTAATCCAACTGCAATTGCATTAGACAATTCATATTTTAATGGTACAACTTCAGGGGATAAATTAAAATTATATATTTTACGAGGTGGTGTAAACATTGGGTTTGGCGCAGGTAATATTGGTGATTTTAATATTTGGTGTGACGGTTTGACAAGATTTTATAATGGTGGAAGTGAACGATTAAGAATTTCAAGTCAAGGTTATTTAAAAGTAAGTAATGCGGGAACTTATGCAGGTGCAACTAATCCAAACCACGAAATAAGAAATAATAATGGTGGTTGGGGAATTTTAGATTTTTCACATACTGCAAGTTCAAACCCTTATGGGTTATCGTTAAATTTTAGTGGTGCAAGTCCAAACAATGGAAGCAATTGGATGATATATGCACAAGATTCAACAAATGCAAGATTTATCGTTTATTCAAATGGAGGTATTTCAAACTTTCAAGCAAATAATACAAATTTATCAGATGAAAGGACTAAAAAAGAAATTATACCTTTAGAATCTTATTGGAATAAATTTAAAGCTATTGAAATTGTTAAATTTAAATATAAAGACCAAACACACGACGATTTTAATATTGGAGTAATTGCACAACAGGTTGAAAAAATTGCACCTGAATTTATTGACACAGACGGTTGGGAAAAACCTGAATACGACGAAGAAGGTAATTTAATAGTAAAAGAAGAAGAACCTTTAAAGTCAGTTTATACCGCAGATTTACACCACGCTACAATTAAAGTTCTTCAGGAAGCAATGACAAAAATTGAAACATTAGAAGAAAAAATTAAAAAATTAGAATCTAAATAATGACAATATTTTTAACCATAGTATTTTTAGTTCACTTAATTAGTTGGGTTTTATATCAAAAGCATCAATTTAAAGAGCGCGACCTTTATGCAACAGATTCGCATAATGCGTACGAACACAATAAAAAGTGGCATATTTGGAAGGGTATAAACCATTTATCAGTTTATGTTTTAGTATGGTCTCTTTATGGTTTCTTTTCAATGATATTCTTTGCGACTGCGTTTTGGTTTGGCTTTGACATTCTTTGTAATGTTATCGTTTTAAAAAGACCGGCATTTTATGTTGGTCAAACGGCGCAAACAGACCTATTTATTCGCAAGGTTGCAGAATTTATAAAAATAAAGCCTGAATATGCTTCGGCATTGATAAAAGTATTAATTTTACTAATATTATTAATAATTAAATAAAATTTATGACTTACAAAAGCCTATTGGAATTAGTTGACAACTTGAATTTTGAAACAAAAAAACAACAAGTAAAAGGAGAAGACACAAAAGTTTCGCAAAAACTTGCAAAAATTGCCAAAAAACTTGAAAAATACGTTATTGAATATAACGAACAGGTTGAGGAAATTAGAATTGACAATGCTTCAACAGACGATAAGGGCGTTCTTTTAAAAGACGATAAGGGTTACAAATTTGCAAAAGAAGGATTGAAAAAGGTAATGAAGCAAATTAAGGATTTAAACGAAAAAGAATTTAAATACGAACCAATAAACGTTGTTAATCCCGCAGGTTTAGAAGAATTTACTTTTCTAAAGGATTGGTTAACAGGCGTTGAATTTATAACAGAAGAAGAACTTTAAAATATGGCACAACATAGCGACCAAGCGGATTTTGGGGTATTAGTTAGCACGATTGGTGCAATTGTAAGTATTACAACGATTCAGCCTATTGTTACGTTAATAGCGGGTTTGGTCGCTATTGTTTCCGGTATTATGGCAATTCGCTATTATTACAATGCCACGAAAAAAGTAAAGAATGACTAAAAATATTTTGATAATTGTTTTATTGGCAATTGTCGTTTTATTTTTAACAACGCAACCGCAATACAAAGGCGCAAGTATTACGATTGTAACGGACACGCTTTATAAAGATACCATAATTAAAAAATGGTATAAAGGCGATTCAATACCATACAAGGTAATTGATACATTTAGGGTTGAGGTGCAAAAGGTTGACACGGCGGAAATACTGAAGCGTTATTTTGAAGTAAAAGCGTATTCGGATAGTTTACGGATAGATACGAATAATTACGTATATGTTCAGGACACAATAAGCCAAAATAAGATTGTTGGCAGGGGTTTTACGGCTAAAATAAGCGAAAAGACAATTTTCGTTACAAAGACCATACAACCAAAAGACAGAAGTGCGCTTTATTTCGGCTTTATGTTTGATTTAAGACAGGATAACAGACAATTGGGTATTGGTATTGGCGGAGCATTTAAAACGGCTAAAAAAGGGATTGTAACGGCAAACGCGACAACAAACGGATATTCGTTAGGATATTATTTAAAATTTTAATATGGCATTTGGTTGGAAACAATATTGGAAGCCTACGCCTAAAAATATTAGGAAATTCGCGGACGCTTTAAGCGCTGCGTCTTTGGCAATTTCGGCTTATTCTTTTATGTCGGATTACAAATTATTTGCATATATTACATTGGTAACGACGTTTGTGGCAAAATTTTTATCAAACTTTTTTAGCGCAGAAAATGAAGGACGAAAAAACACTTGAACGAATTAAGCTATTACACCCGAAATTAAGGGACGAAGCTTTGGAAATGTACGACGATATTATTGCAGCTTTAACAGGGTTTGCAGCCTGTCGTTTTGCGTACACTTTAAGAACCTTCGCAGAACAGGACGCATTATATGCGCAAGGACGTTCAAAGCCGGGCGCAAAGGTTACAAATGCAAAGGGCGGTCAATCATATCATAATTACGGATTGGCAATTGATATTGTTTTATTAGTTGACAAGGATAAAAACGGGACTTTTGAAACTGCGAGTTGGGACACAAAAACAGATTTTGACAAGGACGGAAAAGCGGATTGGATTGAAGTTGTCAATATTTTTAAACGATACGGTTATGAATGGGGTGGCGATTGGAAGTTTATTGATATGCCACATTTCCAAAAAACATTTGGGAAGTCAATAAAAGAACTGCAATTGTTGCACACCCAAAACAAAGTTGACAAAAACGGATTCGTTCTAATTTAAACCTAATATGACAAAAACAAACCTAAAAACAAAA